TCGGCATGAGAGGATTTGAACCTCCGACCCTCATGTCACCGCCATTAATTAACGCAAACCCTTTATACGCTGGGAAGGTGGTTCCGTATCGGTGACGGAGAACTAAGATGTCTGAATTAGAACGCAGTAAAACCATTTCACTGGTTAAATCTATCTCGCACGAGGCCACCAAAACCACCTATCAGGCCATCGAACTGAGCGAGTCGACACTGTTGCAAGTGCAGCAATTCTACGATGAGCAAACTAAAAACGGTTCGCTTAGCGGCATGGGGTTGCTTATTTCTTTGGTGTCGAATGTGCCACGGGAAGCCATCAAAAAAATGGCTTTTACTGACTATAAAGTCTGCGAGGTCTACATGATGAGTTTTTTAGCTTACTCCCGCAGCTGGAGAGTGGGGTAACGAGCTAGCAGATGTGACCTATTACTATGGGTGGGGGCCAATGGATGCCTGGCTCCTGACCTATAGCCGATTGCAGTGCTGGTATCAGCAGGCCAATCGGAGCAATCAAATTAAGGTGAGAAGTTATGGCTAATGCTTTTGATTTTGAACTGGTGACCAACGATCAGGTAATGCCTATCAACTGGATACGGCGGCAAAAAATGCTGGCATGTCAGTTGATAATTTTAGCCGGATCAGCGGCGCAATGCAGATTTTAGGGGCCGATAGCGACCCTGCCCGCCAGTCTGTTGAAGGGCTATACAAGACGTTTAATGATCCGTTATGGGCGCGTAACGATGTGGTTCAGGAGTTACTGACCCGGAATGGGGTGGTTATTGAACGTCTCAAAGACGGCACAGCAGATGTCAATAAGACGCTGGATAACTTTGCCAAAATATTCCCTAAACTTGCCCTACAAACTCAGAAAACATTGGCGGATGCATTAGGCTTGGATGAAAACTTGCTTACGTTAATGTGCGAAGGCTCTAGATATAAAGATCTGTTGGCAAAGGCGGATAAATTCGGTTTAACGATTGACCCTCAAACCAACGCACAACTCACCGAACTGGATCGCCAATTATCTGTGGTGAGTGCTGCCTGGGATGGGTTAAAGCAGCGTGGTCAGAATAAGCTCTACGGCGCTATTTTGTCAGATGGTTCCGTTAAAGACGGAATAGAAGGTGTCACTGATATCGTCACTAACGGTATTGACAGTATTTCAGTTGCGCACTTTTTAGGGCTAAACAGGGGAAAAGAAGCGGATCAGTTACGCCGTGGTTATAACGACCCAGAATTTTATCAAAAACTAAGTGAATGGGATAAGGTTGGCTCAGATTACGGAATAATGACTGATGGTTACCGTAAAAAGTATGAGCAACATTATGTCCCTGGAGATGAGCAAGAAAAACAAAATCTGGCAGCCCCATTCAATACGCCTTATATGCTTTTTGGTGAAGATCAGCAGCAGGCGAGACTAAAACAATTAGAATTGCAGTATAACCTTCCCACCACAATTCTTGATCGTGCCTATCAGGCGGAGTCCGGTCGAGGGAAAAATCTCTTATCGCCAAAAGGCGCACAGGGGCCATTTCAGTTTATGCCACCAACAGGGCGAGATTATGGTTTAAATTCGATGGATGACCGCATGGACTTCAATAAATCCAGCGAAGCAGCGCTAAGTATCTTTCTGACTTGCTTAAAATGTTTGATGGGGATGTCAATAAGGCCGTTACTTCTTATAACTTGGGATAGAATAACGTTAAAAAATATGGTTAGGGCAAGCTCCTGCTGAAACGCGTAACTATCTCCAGAAGATTATGCCGGGTTTGCCCTTCATTCACCCTCAGCAAGGCGAGTTAACTACCGGACCCTCGGATATTAACGCATTACCTCCAACATCTATAAACGCTCCACAACAAAGCTATGTCGGTGGTGCTGATCAGATTGCCAGCGCTATCGTCCAGGCTACAACCCATTATCGCCATCATCTATGTCTGTGCGCCGGTTGCGGCACAGGTGGAGTATTTCTACATCAGATAGCGAAACCACCACGGCAATAAACACGGCCATTGACGAGGTGTTTTTTACTGAGGGCGAGTCGGGCGGTAAAATTCTGCTATCGTCACTGCTACTGGCCATCGGTGATGTTACTGGGACCAGTGGTTTTATTCTCGATTCTCCAACGACGAACATTCAGCTTGAAACCGGGCAATTACCTGTCCGGGGCACGGTGACCTACCTATGAGTCGATATTCTGTTAATGACTATACTGCTGCTCTTCAAGCGCTGATGCCGGCGGGGTTAGTCTGGCCGAAGATATCAGGTGGGGTTCAAACCAGCACGTTACGGGCTCTGGCAAGATCCTATCAACACAGTGATGAAGATGCCCGTGATCTGCTTGATGCGGCTTTTTCCTCAACGGCACGGCGATGCTTCCTGAATGGGAGGCGACGCTTGGGTTACCGGATTTATGTGCGATAGGTGCATTATCCAGCGTCAGCGGGCCGTAATATCCAAACTGTTTGGCACTGGTGGTCAGTCAGTGGCTTATTTTATTCGGGTTGCTGAGGTGTTGGGTTACACCATATCGATTACTCAATATCGACAGGCTTGTTCAGGGATGTCAGTGTGTGGTGATGCCATCAATGGTGAGGAATGGCCGTTTACCTGGCTGATCACCGCGCCAGAAACCACTATTAATTACGCGCAGTGTGGTTTAACGTATTGCAGTGACCCTTTGCGTTCGTGGGGAAACAAACAACTTGAATGCCGATTAACTGTATTAAACCCCTCTCACACCATTCTTAAATTTGGCTATGTTAGCTAACTAATCAATATCTATTCATTTAAAGCGCCTTAACTGGCGAGGGTTTCTTATGCAAAAAATTGGCGATATCCCCAACACGCGCGCCGACAATAATGGCGAGTTTACTGATGGTAATGTTGCTGGTGGCGTACCACTGACAATACTGCCAGCTGAGTGGTTTAATACCATTCAACGTGAATTAATGAGTATTTTGAATGCGGCTGAAATTGAATCAGATCCGCATGTTTTCAATCAAGTTCTTTTGTCCATACCAAAATTAGTTAGCGAAGGTATCCCTGATCTTAAAGATGCCTCATTAACCCAACAAGGGATGGTTCAATTAAGTAACTCAACCAACAGTACCAGCCAGATACTGGCGGCTACGCCAAAAGCAGTCAGTGATTTAGGAAAATTATTATTAAAAATCACTAATAACCTATCTGAAATTAAAGACGCTGGCCCGGTAGCTGTTGCGCAGACTCTCTTAAACCTTGGTTTGGGCGACGCTGCTAAAATGGATGACGTTAAGGCATTGGTTGACGCTGTGTTTCCTGTCGGTATTCCACTGCCTTATCCACTTGCCGATATTCCAGCGCCTGCACAAGGGATTGTTTGGTTCAAAATGAACGGTGGCTCATTCAATACGACTACCTATCCCAAATTAGCGGCTAAATACCCAACAGGTGTTTTACCTGATTTGCGTGGTGAAGTAATTCGCGGATGGGATGATGGACGCGGTGTTGACGTGAGTCGCGTACTATTGAGTGGGCAACTCGATGCTATAAGAAATATTACAGGCGGATTTATTTTTAGTGGTGCGCATGGGATTGTTCCGACAATCGGATCGAACATTAGTGGCGCATTTACCCGTGGATCACAGGTTAAGGGAGCGGGGACAGCCCTGGCTGCTGGCTCATTTCAAGATTTATTTTTTGATGCCCCCAATCGCCGGTCGTCATAACCGCAGCAGAAAATCGTATGAGAAATATTGCATTTAACTACATTGTGAGAGCTGCGTAATGACCATTGAATTTGATAAAGACGGATATGCGGTCACCGCTGGTGATGTCACAGTGTATAACGCTATGCCTGACACTCGTGAATATATTGGTTCATCATTTGAGTTTATTAATCTCGGACAAGGGCTACCGGGCCACGCTTATACAGACCAGCCACTTAAAGCCAAAAAAGGCTTTGCCATTTGTCGTACGCAAGACAATAAAAATTGGGAGTATGTTGCTGATCATCGCGGCGAAACTCGATATAGCACTATCACTAAAGCTGAAGTCCTCATTAAAGAATTAGGTGAGTATCCAGTAAACACCACTGATATCGCTCTCACCGAGTTTGATCAGTGGGATGGTAATACATGGGTCAGTGATGAGGCGGCCAGAATGGCAGCAATCAGGCAAGCAGCAGCAAGCAAAAAGCTGAATTAAAAGCTGTTGCAGATTCTGAAATTGGATGGCGGCAAGATGCGGTTGATGGGGGTTACGCTGAAGACCAGGAGGTTACTGAGCTTGCTGTATGGAGGAAATATCGAGTTTTGTTGATGCGGATTGATACATCAAAAGAGCCTGATGTTTTTTGGCCCGCACTGCCAGCATAGGAACGCCGGGCTTAACCGCCCGGCATTTACTCAATGAATTATAAATCTACCTACCAAATAAGACAACTCTCGCCGTTCTATTGTAGCTGATGAATTTTATTAAAAAACAAGCTAGCAAGGTTGTAACAGAGAAACAAGCAAGATTTAAAATAGTATGATTTTCAATGAACGCTGATATCGTTTTAAACGAAAAGTAAATCAACGGTCCTTGAATGGCGTAAAAAGCCAATGAATTATTAGATAAATAGTCTATGGTATGACTTAATTTATTATAAATCCAATTATAATTAAGGCCAAATAAAAACACTATGGCACTAATAGCTGTTATATATCTAACAAAGAATGATAGTCTATTATTCAAGATGCTATTCTCTATCGTTAAACCGAAAATAGTCTCTACATTTAATCTATGCCATTGTGTTACCAGTGCCAAGTAAATAATCAATGATAGAACATTCACATATCTATTTTTTATTTTTGATAAAATAGAGTGTTGTTTAAAGCAATATCCCATGAAAAAGAAGAAAAATTGCCACGTTAACAAACCCATGCCGAACTCACTGAGCAAGGTAAACTTATGCTGAAGGCGGTCAGCTATGATAATGAAAATTACTATGTAGAGTGTTTTGTTTTTTTCTGGCAATATCATAAAGATACACATTGTAAAAAACAAAACCCATAAGAACCATAAACCAAGAGATGGGTTAACTAGCAATGCTCGCATATAAGAATAAAAAGAATTTAAATTAATACCATCCGTATTGAACATTAAGTAGTTTATTATTGCCCAGGAAAAGAAAGGGACTAACAAAAGTTTAGCTTTTTTCATTAAATCTGATGATATTACTTTGGGTTCTTTATAAAGATACCCACTTATACACATAAATAATGGCATATGAAACGAGTAGATAACCTTAAACAAAATGTCATCATCGAAGCGGCTAGTCGTGGTTTGAATGACATGCCCCGCAATAACTAATAATGTTGCAAACGCCTTAAGTACATCTATATTTTTATTTCTAACGTCCATTCCAGTCCCTTAAAAAGACAAAAAGGATAAACTTTCTTCAATTTTGCTGTCATTCTAATGAAATAGATAATATCACTGTATTCATATACCTAACAATCATTGCAGATAAAATAATGATGACTATACAAAATAGTCATCAAATGTATTCTTCAATTAGGACGAACATTCTATTGATACTTCCGTTGTGCCAACTACCATAAAACCCCATTGAATGCTCTCGAGAAGTAACTATTCACCATACGCCCACAGATTTTTGAGGATAAAATAAGCGGAAAATCGTTAGACCGATAGCATTGATACCGGTACAGCCATGGGGCGTTTTTTCTTTCACGTAATGTCGGCACTAGCTGAAATGGAACGTGAGTTGATAGTCGAGCGCATTATAGCTGGATTGGCAGCCGTCAGAGCTGAGGGGCGAATAGGTAGTCGCCGCAGGATAATGACACATGAAGTTGTTGAACGAGCAAGGTGCATGTTTGCTAATGGCGCTAGCTTGCATCAAGTAGCCTTAGAACTTGAGGTATCACCTAAGACGATTTACAAATATATCCCTGCCAAAGATCGCTTTGCCCTAGCATCAGCCTAACTAACTGTGACACATCTGTAACTCACCACTGCTCCGAGCCTTAATTTAAATAGTTCACACCTGCATCACTGATCCCAGCATCAATATAATCAATCCGCTTTTGTAGCTCACTAACTATATGCCGCGCCTGCTCAACCGTGATCTCCATTGTCTGAATCACTTCAGCATTGGATAGGATTGGCGGGCTTTTTACCTTGGCATGGAAAATCATGGATTTGCTGCGTATTGAGTGGCTGACGGTCAGAGAGTCAAATTTATAGATCACAGAAAAATTCTGTTCGAAGCCTTTTGTTGCTGACATGAGTAGATCCTCATACAGTTAATTTGCTGGTTAAATATACAGTAAATATTGTCCGTATAACAATCAGTTTTAAGTGAGCTATAGGGGAAGATATCGTCGGAGTTTCACCATTGTTTTACCATCAGCAAATCCCACAAACAAAAAAACCAACCCTA